GACTGAGAAAACAAAGCATGCCATAAAGTATCTTTTTTCATACGTTTAAACGATACCCTATTATATTATTATTAAACAAAATAACCATAGCAAAGTCAGTTATTTTGTAAGCTATTAAGTGTTTTTTAACAGCTTCAAGCTCGGTAACAGGCAACACAGTGTTTTTTGCACAATCTATAAAATAATATCCTTCTACTGTGGTATCCCCTTCTAGTAGACGAGGGTAATTTGCTAATAGGTTATTAGTGATGGCCTCAATAGCAGTCATGAGACATAGCTCTTAAATTTCTCGAGGTTATATGCAATAATCTGCTCTTGTTCGGCATCTGGTGTAGAATCTAGCAAATCAACTAATTTAGTGGACTCTTTAGTCCAGGTTCCGATTTTATCGCTATATCTTACTTTCTTAATACCATGCACAATAGGAGAAGACGTATCTAGAGTATCAATCCAGCTATACTCAGGTCCTTGATAAAAGCTAAATTCTCTGGGGTGTGCACAACCAAGAAGGTGGTGAGGCTTATTCTTGTTAATAATACCATCATTCATTAAGCGGGTAAGAGTCATTACTCGGCCCATCATAAACGATACCCACTTGTTAGGGTGAGGAAACACTTCTCGGTAATAAGAGTAATCAAATGAAATAGCGATCTTATCTACATCAGCAGATTGGTCCATAAACGTATAACACTTGACCAATTCCCCATATTTTTTACCCTGCACTACCCCGATAATTTTAACAGGTGAAGGTATTTTAAAATCATGATTACAGTACCAGCTTTTAGCGGCGTCAATCGTCCCGTTACAATCCTCAAGTACATCTGGAATAATATACTCTGTAGGTTTAAGTTTGTTAATCCAATACGCATAACGATCTGAATCAAAAGCGGTACCAAGCTCAAAAATAGAGTTATCAAGTAATACGTTACGACCTTGATTTAAACTTGCTTCAAAAAACTTATAGTACTCTGGATGGGTCTCAAGCAAATGCACTAAACAGTAATCAAAATCATTGTAGGTTCGAGAGATCTCGAGCATACTAAGTGGGGATTCGTGTGATACTTTAATCATGTGAATAAGTCGAATAGATCGGTTTGTGATTGGTTATTAACTTGCGGTAACTGCCAGTTAAGAGCTTTATACACTGCAATTACTGGTGGTTTAATAATTGTATCGAACATTTCCTCATAATCTACTTCAAAATCGTTAAATTCAGTAGGAAAGCTCACTGGAAAACAGAGAGTGTCGATATTATAGCGGTTGGGTGCAATGTATATTTTTTTAACCTTACCACCCGAAGTGATTTTTTCGTATTTGGTCTCAAGGTTACGATGCTTTAATAATTGGTTGTACCAGATAGCACCTTTCACATGGTTCGGGGTTCCTTTAGCAATCTTAAACCCCTGCGCACGCACTTGATGCTTTTCAATATCGCTCAACCCGCCTCGTATCGCAATATCATCAATAGAGAGCTTTTTAAAAGTGTCATATACGTCTCGATATATATTATTAGCTTTAACCGGGTCTTGCACTAATAAGCTACTCTCAATTACCTTTTTAATTAGCTCTTTCGCCTTCTTTGGAGTTGTGGAACGAGCAATCTCGACTCCAACATACTTAAACTTACAGACATCGGCGCCTTCATCGTTAATAACGTGAATGATGTAGCGTTTCTTTTCAAGATACACAGCAACATCACAAATAGACTCACGTTTAAAGAAGTAACGAGGATCAATTGAATTTAACTTGTCTTTAGCCCATTCCTTAATCTTAGTATTGAGATATACCCCGATTTCGTCATCAATAAGCTTGAGCCCCTCTTTATTGACTTTACCGTCGGTAAAAATATCTAGCTTTTTCTTATCAAGCAAAGGCTGGATAGTAATATGAGTACTATCAGTATCATTATAAATTGTGAGCGATTTACCTTCATATGCATGCTTTTCTTTCGCATACTGGTCGAGGATTTCGCTCGCCTGTTTAACAACTGCTTGACCAGTAAGAGTAATGCTACCGGCATGGTCACTATCGCAAATAGGGCTAAACTTATTAGCAAATACCCCATAGATAGAATTGAGTAGAATCTTAATGACGTGTTGGATGGAGTCGGCTCGCTCCATAGTATCTTTGCACGTTTCATATTCTTCAGTTCCTACAGTTAATTTACTTAGTTTCTTCTTTAACTCTACATATTTATCTTTGTTCACTACACGTTCACTATACAGTCCATCAATTAAAGAGGGTACTACTCCCTTTACTTTCTGTGTGTAAAGTACGTTAGCTTTGGATATCGCAAGCTTTTCAGCCTGCATAAACTGTACAAACTTCTCGTTAGAGAGCTTAAAATCCTTGTTACTAGTTAGACGTATAGTGACACTCTCATCATCCTTAGCTACTATCTTACCGACCTTTGTCTCGGGGGATATATTCAGGGTAATAATAGTGTTAGGGTATAGTGAGTTAGCGTCATAGCTTACTATAGACTTCTGTAACCCTCTTTCAGGGTCTCTAACGAATCCACCCTCAATAGCTTCCCGGGTAGGTCCTTCCACAAACGTGGGTATAACCATACCGTGTTTATATGCTTCTAAAGCCACACACCCAGTTACAATGGACACTTTACCGAGCGCGGCTTCAAAACCAGTTAATCCTTTATACGCTAACATTCTGATGATCTTAAAGAACTGAAGCTTCTTCTCCATTCGTACCAATAGATCAACGTCTTGAATATTATAATTAACAAAGTTATTCCAATCTGATTGAGAAAGATCAGCTAAATTAGTAGCATTAATTGCTAATTTACCTTCCCCGAGCTCATGCTGTGCTACAAAGTTAAGAGCGTATGATTCAAGTAAACCACGTGCAAAACCTCTATACACTTCCATGTAATCCATTGCTGATATACCGTGAATATACCAACGGTCTAGTTCTTGACCTTTGACGAAGATACCCTTACGGCACCATAGACTATTTACCGGAGACAAGCGCTTAGAGGCTTCTTCTCCAAGAAGACTATTGATACGGTTAATCAGGTAAGGGAAATCGAAAAAGTCTGTATTCCATCCTGAAAGAATATCTGGGTAGTAATCATTCTCCCAGAACTCTAAGAACTTTTCAAGTAGGTCATGCTCGCTGGTACATTCAGTATATACTACGTTTTTACGAGTAGGTGTATAAGGTTTTGCACCAAACGTGTAGAAAGTCTCAGATAATGTATCATATACCGTAATTAAATTAATAGGGTGCTTAGCATCCTTAGCTTCAGGGAACTCATCAGGGGAGTATACCTCAATATCGAGAAAGCATACTTTAAGAGGGCTATTAGAGAACTCGGGCTTGTCATAGACGTCTTTATATTGTTCGATAAGAAACTGCTGCTCTACTTGAATGTTATGATAGAGTCTCTTGATCGCACCATCTTGAGCTGCTTTATTACGCTCAAAGTTGTTCCTGAATGTTTTTCTCTTTAACTTAGTATTAAAGATAGATAAAGCATCAGGAGTATCAGAGTTCGTCTCAATATAAAAATACGGCTGGTAAGGTATTTTCTTAATTATACGCTTACCAGTTTCATCCCAAGTAAACAGTTGGCAAGTACTATCTCTTGGGCTATAATAAATATTACGGTACACAGTGTAATATTGTGTACTCTTTCCTCAAAATATCAAGAGAAATATAGATCGGTAAACTGATTAATATTATCTTCTAACCACCATTTAGAAGCTACTGCTCTAGCATTATCCGATTCCGTAAGGTACCGCTTTCTATCCGAAAGAGTCTTTTTAATGATCTCAATCATTGAATCCGGAGTACTGAACCGGAGAGGTGCCATTTTATAAGGCTCCAGATCTTGACACACGCAAGGCAATCCTAACGCTCCTGCTTCTAGGTACTTAATAGGGGCTTTAGCCAAGTTAAACTTGTTATCTTGTAAAGGTGCAATAGCGATATTAAGATTGAGGTTATTATATACAGTTGGATAGTCCCAGATTCGTGACCATGGTACATACTCAATCTCGCCGCTTCTTACAAGGTGGGCTAACTCGGAAGGACAGCCGCCCATAATTACCCATTTAAAGTTTTTAACAGTTTTGATAATTACATTACAGATATCACCGAAGTCATCCTTAGCACCAGATACATTACCAACATTAAAGTGAGTTGGACTACCAATATAACCTACCCGTGGGCGGCGCTTATTAATTTCGTAATTTTCAGATATTTTAGATTTTTTATAGAATCGGTCAATCCAAAACTTAGGCATATAATTAGGAAGCACTATACCCTTAACTCCAGTCCTGTCTTCATAGTACTTTGACATATATGCAGTTGGGGTGGTGATACCGTCACACAACCTCATGATCTCTACTGCTGTACTTGATATTACTGGATCTAGAAATGCTTCACGTGCTTTATTATATACAGGAATATCTTCTGGGAAGATTACATCATCAATATCATAATAAATCTTAAACTTATTGTTCTTATCGGATAGTGCTTTAAGTGCTTTAACGAATTGGAGTTGTGATGGTGTTACTTGTCTTTGAATTCTTACACTCTTAATTCCTTGATAGAAGTTCTCCTGGAGAATCATAAAATTATTATTATTAATAATTCCCAGTTGCTGACCGTTAATTACTGCTTCAGGCCAATGCATTCTCCAGAAACCACATCCCTGGTGATCAGCTGCAAAACTAACCGCTCTTTGCATACCATTAGGCATACTGCCTTGTTGAGGTGCAGTATTAATAATAGTACTATTAGCTGCAAGCGGACTACCCATTACTGGGGCTCCAAAAGGTAGTTGAGGAGCGACGAATACGCCGCCGGTGTTAGGATATGTCATAATTTGTGGTTCTTGTGGTTATACCGTTTTTCTTTTCAAGGTAAATGATTTCACCGTTAGTGCAGTATTTTTTACTCTCTTTGCGGTGGGATATAATGTATATTGATTCACTATAATTATCTACCCGCTCTCTAAGAATATCAAGTACTAACTCGATGCCTTTCTCATCAAGAGACGAATCTAATAGTTCGTCAAACATGCTAAGATTTAACCAGACATCGGCTTGAGCACGACGTACATCTTGAAAGGTGAATAACATAGCAAGGTCAATAGCTTTACGCTCAGCCCCTGAGAAGTTAAAGTAACTACACTCCTTACCTCTCTCATTAGTAATGGTTTCATCAAAGAACTCATTAAACGTAACAATGCTATTACTCTCTAGTCTACGAAGGTATTGCGAAAGTCGCAGGTTAAGTACTTGTAGTATTTTCTTAACAATAAATGACTTTACACCCTCTTCAGATGTAATAAACTTAGCATTTTCGATAATATCCATTCTCACCTGAAGGCTCTCAATATTAACCTTGATCTCTTTCTGACGATTCAAGATAGCATCAATAGAATCTTGAAAGTTGCTCGAGTCTTTATTAATAGTGTCGATATCGATAACTAATTGATTCTGCCAATCATTAAGCTGCTTAACGCGGGAGTTAATGTTTTCTATTTCTTTTTTACGAAGTGCAAAATTGTTTAGCTTACGCTCCATTTCAGGAATAGACTTCTCTAATTCATCCAACCCTTTCTGTGCTAATACAAGCCGTGGTTCTTCACGGTTAACGACTTCAGTATAACTCTGTACTTCTTTTTCACAGTCTGCTTTATCCTTTTCGTATTGAGAGTTAGCTGCTTCGGCTAAGTCCTTTCCACAATGCGGACAACTACTATCGACTTTTTTAAGTTTTTTAATACGGTCATTATTGAACTTAATATGCGCTTCAGCCTCTGTAATAAGCTTATTAATAGCAGCTACTTTTTTCTCGTATGCTTTCTCAGCACTCTTTAAAACATTTAAATCAGCTTCAACTTTAGCTTGGGCAGCAACATCGACGGAATCAATCTTATCGAGCTTCTCATTGAGTACAGCTAATTCCTGTATATTATTATCTTGACGTACCTTAAGTGTGTCGATTCTTTTATTTTTATTAGCCTCATAACTTTCTTTCTGTTTTACTGCATCTAACAAGGATCGATTGACCTCTTCATTCTTAGTACACTCTATATCTATATTTCTCTTAACATCATTAAAATCAGAGCGTGCCAAAAGTAACATATTACCAAACACTTCAAGCCCTAAGATACCCTCAATAAACTTGCGCTTTTCTACTTTCTTTTGAGCCATGAACGGTATTGTGTTATTAATGGTCATAATAACGCTATTCTGAAAGACTTCCGAAGAGGTCTTAATCGTATCTATAATAAGTTCGGTAGTCTGTGGAACCCCTGAACGAGTGATGTCTTCCCCATTAACAAAGAAAAAACACTTAGTGGGATTAAGTGTTCTAACTATCTTACACTTATTTATCTGCTCATCTTGTTGATAATCAAGCTCAAGCTCAACCTCACAGAGACTCTCAGGTGCTTGGTCATTAACAATGTTCTCTTTTTTAAGATCTCGTATGGTAGAGCCATACAAAGCAAAGTGCACGGCATCAGCAATGGTAGACTTACCAACCCCGTTGGCTCTATCAGCTTTATCATAATTCTTGCCGGTTATAATGTTTAAACCTGGCTTAAAGTTTATCTCCACCGGCTTCCTGCCAATAGACAAGAAGTTAGATATCTTTATATGCTTAAAGTGTACATACCGCATTCGGTTATTATAACTGCTTTACGAAAAAAGCCAAGGC